AGATCACCTGCAATATGACCGGTCGGTGCCCAATTGACAATATCGGTTGTCGGGTTGTTTCCCTGATTCGGTGAGCCATCTGTTCCGGTATTCGATACGTACCGGACGCCTGCGACCTGAACTTGCGACCCGATGTAGTAATCCTGGTTAGTGTCCCATTCGACAATTCCGGTCTGGAAAATGTATCGAAGCTGCGTTGTGATCATGAGGAAAAGGCTGTTCATGTCCTCGATACGCGGAGGTTCCGAGGCGGATGAAGTTGCCGAATACCATCCTTCGAGATACTGCGAAAGAGCTTGAATTGTCGCAAGGTCTTTTGTGGTCAGCGCTGCACCTGCGGCATCCGAGCCGAACTGTCCGAACTCTGTTGTTCCGCCTGATGAACCGAAAATCTTTTGATCTACTTTTGCGAGTTTACCCATAATATGTCCATCCTCCTGCCGGGGAGCTGTCGCCATAAATAGCGAATCCTACTGCGAAATTAGGCGCTGTGCCGCCGTAAACACTGTATGCGAAAATGTGCGCGATGTCGTGCGTGAACGCAAGAGACAGAGCAACACCAGAGGGACGCGGAAGCAAGTCTTCGGATGCAGCTATCGTTACAAGCGTTTTGATAGATTCTGAGAAAATGAAACCGACCGACATATTCTGTCGGTCGCTGAATATCGCACTTCCTCCGAACAGTTGTTGAACAAGATTATCGATCAATTGTGGACTCGGAATTGCGTTGTTCTGGATGATCTTAAGTTTCAGAATGATCAGGTATTCGGCGTCATTGAGTGCGAACAATGATTCGTTCGACTGCCGGTAGCTGTACCACTGCACTTCAGGCGGAATCTGTCCGTAGACTGTGAACGAGTTGAATGTGAATGGAGTTGTCGCGCCATATTCTGCGAATCCCCAATATTGGCGCGTGAATGATGTACCGTAAATGATCCGATCTGCTCCGAGATATTTCCCGAGGATGTCTTGCTGTGCTCCGACTGCCGTATCGAGATTGAATCCATCACGCACCTGAATGGCTATGTCATAGATCATGCTGGCCGTGATGTAAGCGGCAATTGTCGCGCGCGCTTTCGGCTGATCGTGGTATTGGATGATGAGGAGATTTACGTAATAGTCGATCAGCGTTTGGTTCACGTTATGGCGATCCTCGCTGTTGCCATGACAAATCTGCCCGCTTTTGTCGGAGTGTTCACCACTTCAAGCCATGTCGAACCGTCACTTGAGACTTGCATCCCGGTTATCTGATAACTCGAATTGAGCCCTTGTACATACGCAGTGATCACCGAAGAGATAGCAGGGTATCCGAGAGCCCACGTCACATTCTGAACGATAAGTGCTGCGAGATTCGCTGTATCGATAACTCCGCCCGGAAGCGAAACAGAAAACTTGACATACAAATCTGCATCAATCGCAGTGTCATATTTGACAGGATACGTTGATCCATTCGGTCGCGGGACATTGACCGTTATCGCTCCGAGGAACCCTGCGCCTGCCGTTTTCTTCGCGTATAGGACTACTCCGATATCCGCAGCAAGTCCGCCCTCGACTATTGCCCATATCGAGTGCGGAGGAATTCCGTCTCCATCGGTTGTGTCAGTCGTGTTTTCGTAGACTGCGGCATTTGTCACATTGGTTACCGCAAGTAGCGCTCCCTGGATCGTATCGAGATAGCCAGTTGAGATATTCGCGATGCTTCGTCGCCTTCTGATTCGCAGCTGCGTATCAGTTTCCTCGTTAACTCCCTGGACAGACACGCTCGAGGAATTGTTGATCGCAGTCACTCCGGGAACGATGGTTACTGGAGTTGTGATCGTGTTTACGGTCGCCGTGACCGCTCCGAGATTGACCGCTCGAAAATCAACGGTAGTGGTTCCCGAAGTCAGAGACACGGAAGCAAGGAGCGCCCATTGATTCCCGGCATTGTCCTTTACTGTGAAAACTCCAGATGGAATTGTCGTCGCTGTAGAGTTTGAATCAAGCCCTACAAGATTCGTGTTTCGGTCTACTGTCACATCGATCGGGACAACCGTAAACGTTCCTGCTGCTCGCTGGACTCCATTGAGCCCGGCTCGCTGGTCAAGCGTAGTCCCCGATGCCTGATCGGGGTCAAAGCTCGCATAGATCGATTGCAGGACCTCCCGCATGTCCACACCGAATTGCGCGATGATATTGATTGCCTGTCCATCCGGTGAATCAGGATCGACGTTGATATCGATTCCGTAGATTCCCTGAAGCGACGCGACGAGACCATTCACGAGATCCGTGAGCGTTTGAAGTGTGAGCCCTGTTGCATCGAGTGTGTCAGACATCTTTTACCTCAAAGCTCATAGAAAGTCCGGCTGAAATCGAAAGGCCATCGATGAGAACGACCGCCATTCGCGTCTTTCCTTCGTCTCCTTTGATTTCTGCACTATTCAGACTTCCGAGATTCGGCATCACACTACCTCCGAGAATGCGAGATTCCCATAGACCGTGTTGATTGTTGCCTGTATCGAAACATTCCGGCTCATCGTGTCGATTGTACTCGAATAGTCGGTGATTCTCAATACACCGCCCGTCTGAAGGACCACGCGCTTGATGTCAAGATCAAGTAGTGCTTGCGTCCCGATATCAAGGAGATTGTTCCAGTCAACACCATCCTCGGTTGCAAAGAAGCAATTGTATTTCCATTGCTTCAATCGAGTGGAAATTGATTGCTCGAGCGCGTCAAGATTTTGTGAATAGTTCTGGAGCCCTGCTCCGAATGTCCAGTCTCCGCTTACATCGAGTGCGCGTACCTTCATCCTATTTTGACTCCTGAACTACCGCCTGATATTTTTCCTGTGATCGTCGAGGGCGGCGCCCCGGCTCCTGTAACAGTTCCGACAGCCGTAAGCCATAGATAGAGTGCAGAATCAGTCGTTGCGTCGATCTGGGTTGCGTCAGACTGTCGGGCGGCTGGTTCCTCGGAACCAGGTCCCGCTGTTCCGAGCAATCTTACCCATGTCCCATCCATCGAGAGTGGAGAGGATGACGGATTGATTCCCACAATGGCAAGAGCGTCTGAGAGCGAGTGCTTGCGGAAATCTTCCGGATCCGCTACTTGGCCGGATGCCCACCAATTATCAATGTTTCGATCATTGAAAAGTACAATGCAACCGTCTCCAACCGATATCGGTATGTCCAGATATGCACCGCCTCCTTGAAGCACGAAATACGGACAATCCACGAGTACCGGATACTGGATCGAAGTACCATCCTCTGACACGCGCTTTATCTGTATGATAATTTCGACAGTCTGAGAACCGGGAGTAACCTTACTGATTTTCCCTATCTCAACACAATTTACGATGGACAGTATTTCTGCTTTCAAGTCATCGAAAAGTGTTCGGAGATTCGGCGGCATCTGATCGGTATAGCTCATAGGTCATTCTCCAGAGTGAACGGAGCGCTGCCGGCATTCAGTGCGATAGTTGAGGTCGCTTCCCCCATTTGCGCCTCGGAGATCAACACCGAATGCTTTACACCGAACACCATGTATTCCCCGTCGAATCGTTTCACACGAGTTGTGAGTCGGCATATTCGGGCAATTCGCACTTCGGGACTGAATAGAGCGACAACCTCAAGATAGGTATCTCTGCGCCGTGGAGTCTGGAAGATATTCTCCGATGTGAGCTCGAACATGTCTCCGGCAATAGCCTCATTCTGCCCGAGCACGTGAAGTTTTTCCCGGTCGATGAATGCTTGATTCCCCGTGAGCCCTTGAATCGCGTCGTATGATGGGCCGACAAACGTTTGACCGCGGGTTGAAGTTTTTTGCGTTGGAGATCCGAGAACACCTGCTATGAGCCCTGGAGTTGACTTCACCATTCCTGATACCATGTCAGCAAAGCTTGTGTTCGAACTGAATGTCTGCGCGACAAATCCGTTCTGAATGGCGTACGCTCCATCAAATGCATCAATGTGGGTAATCCATTCGGTTCGCTGTTTGTAGCTGTATGCCTCAGTGATGTTCCCTTTGAAAATCTCGATGAGATCATTCCCATATCCAGCCGATACAATGATTTTCCAGTAGAGCTGGAACTGGAAACGATCTTTGTAGATGTAACTTCGCGTCTCGGGAGACAGATTGTAGATAACAAATGTTCCGGTGCTAGCCGATGCCATGACATGCAGGTCAGTATCTATCTGCGCGGTGATCGGCGGTCGAATTGTTATGAGATGTCCGGAAGGTGTTGTAATCTCTATTTTGTAATTGCGAAGGAACTTCATCCTGTGATCGTCCCTGCGACAATCCCCGCCTGTATCGCTTCAGCTTCTGAGGTTGTGAGAAGTGCCATGTATCCGCGACCCGACATCCAATCGTTAATGATAAACGGATCAAATCCATCGGTCGTTATGACCATGAATCCAAAAGGAATCACATTCGAATACTGAGTAAGGATATTCGGACTATACACGAGTTTAACGCTCGCAAGAGCCCATGTTCCGAACGTCAATCCAGCATACCATTCTTGAGTTCGCGGATTATACCGAAGAGACATTCCAATTGATTTCCCCGTGTTCGGGTCTGGGATCGTGAGTGATTGGAACGGTGACGAAGTGAGTCCGGTTATGATTTTCATGGGCAATTCGTGTATGACTTTGGGACGAATCCCACTGCATGTCCGGCCTGAAGGAATGCACTGTCTGAACACCCTTCCTGCCCCTGGGTAGGTCCGTTGGCCTTTGCCGGTGCCTGTTGTGCGTCTATAGCAGCTTTGTACGTGCCAGCATCAAACGTTGTGGTCTGGACATCGACTATTCGCATTTCTTTCAGGGTAACCGATATCTCCGAATAGTCATTCTGCGTGTCGTTCTGTTTGAACCCG